GTCGCCATCAACCTGAGCAATGACTACGAAGTTGCCAACAAAACTCGCTACGCCACCCAGGAGGAGGCCGACGCCCGAGCCCGCGAGATCCTGAACCAGTTCCCGACCGCGCAGGTATGCGTGGCCCAGGTGCTGAAGGACTACAGCGCCAAGGTATCGATCACTGCGAAGGAGCCTGCAGCAGCGCCGGAGCCGGAAGCCCCGGCCGCCTGATCTAATCTGGCCGGGATCACCACGACCTAATCAGTGCCCTCAATATTCCAGCCTACGAATAGGCACATTGCCTTGCCTGTACTGCTGATAGCCGGTGTAAGGAAGAACAAGGGTGTCGACGATTCCCGACGCTGCCATGTCGAGCAGGATCGGGAATGTTGCCCAATGCGGGCCTGTTCGAGGAGGACTGTTCAAGTTGCAAAACTGATAAAAGACGCCGCTATACGCCCGAGGAATCGTGTGGCAACTGGTCTGCCATTTCGCCAGATCATCCACGGCCTTTGATTCATCTGTCATCGTGCGCACGGTCCCGCATCCGCTCAGGGCCATAGCGAGCGCCATTCCCGTCCATAGCTCTTTCATCTAGGCCACTCCATTTGTGATGGCCAGATCATAGCGTATCTATTCCCGCGCCTGCCTTGAGCGGGCTTTTTCGTCTGGAGAAAACCCAATGCGCACATCGCAACGCGGCTTGAGCCTCATCAAGTCGTTCGAGGGCCTGCGCCTGCAGGCCTATCAGGATTCTGTCGGCGTCTGGACCATCGGCTATGGCACCACCCGTGGCGTGAAACCGGGGATGACGATCACCAAGGAACAGGCCGAACGCATGCTGCTGAACGACGTGCAGCGCTTCGAGCCAGAAGTGCAGCGCCTGGTCACAGCGCCGCTGAACCAAAACCAGTGGGATGCCCTGATGAGCTTCACCTACAACCTTGGTGCGGCCAATCTAGAGTCGTCCACGCTACGCCGGCTGCTCAATGCGGGCAACTACTCAGCTGCTGCCGAGCAGTTCCCGCGCTGGAACAAGGCAGGCGGGCAGGTGCTGGCCGGACTGGTACGCCGGCGGGCCGCTGAGCGGGATCTGTTCCTGGAGGCGTCTTGAACTGGCTCGGCACGATACCGGCCTGGTGCTGGTGGCTGATCGCCCTGATGCTGGTTGCCGGTGGCCAGCAGTACCGGGTGGTGGTGGCCGATGGGGCTGCGTCTGATGCACGTGCGGAAACCGCCAAGACCGAAAAGACCTTGGCCGATTACCGCCTGGAGGTTTCCGAGCGCGACCGCCGCGCCGTAGCCCAGGCCAGGCAGGAAGAACAGCGACGCGCCGAGGCGCAGGAGGAGGCGAGAGCCCATGCACAAGAAGAACGGACGATCGCCGATGCTGGCGCTGTTGGTGCCGATGCTGCTGGCCAGCGGCTGCGCAGTGACGCCGCCAAGCTCGCTGCCACCGTCAGTTGCCCCAGCACGGATACCGCCGCTGTCGCCCGAGGCCAGACAGCCACCCGCGCCGCCATGGTGCTCTCCGACCTGCTCACACGGGCTGATGAACGAGCGGGAGAGTTGGCGCAGGCTTATGATCGGGCACGAATAGCCGGTCATCAGTGCGAAGCGTCCTATGACGCACTCGGGCGAAAATAGCCATCTCAGACCTCAGCCTCTCAAGATATTGAGAAATGCCACGTGTCCAGCGATAATGGCAAATTAATCTCACAAATTAGCAATGGACTGTACGCGTGGAAAAATTCTACGGAATACAATACTTGAGAGGCATCGCAGCTGGGCTAGTTATCATCTACCATTCCATGGTGATGATTGCTGTAGCACCATACTTTGATCGCCCGGTGGGGGATTTTGGCGTAGATATCTTCTTTGTCATATCTGGGTTCGTAATGTGGGTGACCACAGAAGGTCAGAATAAAAGTATAAGAGAGTTCTGGGTTTCGCGGATATTGAGGGTGGCACCTTTATACTGGCTGTTCACGTTTGTGCTTGTCGCCGCCGCACTATTAATGCCAAGCTTGTTTTTCAACTCCCGCGGCGTCGATCCAGTATTCCTGCTTAAGTCGATTTTGTTCATTCCCGCCCAAAACCCAGATGTCGGGGATGTCACGCCTGTATACACCATTGGATGGACTCTTACATATGAAATGTTTTTCTACGCGATATTCGGTCTATCCTTAGCACTGCAAAATCTCAAAATGAGGTTTTTGTTCATATTTGCAGTTATAGTTGCGCTTGCCACCGTTGGAACTGCTTTGGCTCCAGCAGGTCCAGTGGGCAAAACCTACACAAGCCCGATCATCATTGAATTTCTGCTTGGCGTCTTGCTAGGAGTTACCAGGCAGCGCTGGGTAGGTATCGGGTTGTTGCCGACAAGCCTATTGATTGGCGCAAGTAGCGTGGCGCTAGTACTTTCTGATTTCACCGTGTTTACTCGGGCTTTAGCATATGGCGTTCCGGCATTTTTCTTGGTCGCGGGATTTATTTCGCTTGAAAAGTACATTCGGTCAAATGTTAATAGGGCGGTGTTGTTGTTTGGGGAGGCATCGTATTCGCTGTATTTGTCGCATCCAATTTCCCAGCGAATCTGGTACGTGCTATTTGTATCGATTTTTGGGCAGATAACTAACCCTGCGATGGCAGTCTGGTACGCGGTAGGCGCCGTTGCTGCTGGCCTACTGGGCGGGATTGTATGCTATCTTCTTGTAGAGAGATATCTACAGAAGCTGGCTAAAGTGGTATCACGCTCTTACCTCAAGGCCGGCCGAGCTATTGAAGTGCAGCGCTAGAGTGATCATGTCATTAGGCTGTTTTTTTGGTTTTTTCTTTGAAACAGCCTAGCCTCATCTCTGTAGATTTCACGCTTGAGTGGGGCTTCAGCGTTGATGACTTACCAAGCCTTTGAATATCGTTCCTGCTTGGAGCTTAGGAGTGGATAAGCGCACCTTCATAGGGATGGTTGAGGCAGGCGAGCCGCTGATTCAGCAGTCTATCGACGCCATGCGCGAGTATCACCAGGCTCAAGACTATGGCGCGCCGGCGGAGGAGGTCGAGCGCCTGCGTGTTCTTGCCGAGCCTCTGTTCAAAGCTGTGTCCGATTACCAACTGCGCGCTGTGGCCAAGGCCCGTGGCAAGGATCTGCCGCCTCTTCACTGATCCGCTGACCGGCAATTGCCCGCGCCCGATCCCGCCTATACGATACTGTTTATCTATACAGTATTGGTGCCCTATGTACTTCCTCCTCGTTCGCCGCCGCGTGGATGGCGTGGCCATCCCCACGAATCGCCTCAGCAAGATCACACCAATCCGGGCCGATATCCACATAGGTGACCAACACAGCGAGCCGCTGGGCCGGGTATCGACACAGGCTTGGGTGTTCAACCCTTCGCCTGGGCCGGACATTATCCCGCGGCTGCACGATGCCAAGGTCAACGGCATGGCCCAGCTCGGCATCAACATCAACGGGGTGGAGGAGGTCGACGGCGTGCTCTACGCGCAGTCTTGGTGGTGCAGGGCAGAATGATGGCCGGGATACCGAAAGCGTGGCTGGATGAGCTGAACGACCAATTTTCCTTGGTAACCGATCCAGATGGGCGCGCCGCTGTGCTCGATGAGATGGCCTATGCCGCTCACCGCCGCCGTGAAGTCAGTTCGGAGAACCTAGTCGATATGCTGGAGCTGTCCGAGGCAGCGCGGCTTTGGGCGCTGACAGAGCACGAAGAGGCCTATCACATCGGCCTGTTCAAGTACGAATCGTGGGAGGGGATGGGGAGTGATGAGCCAGGCCGGATCATCATTGGCAGAACGCCAGGGTGGGGGTGCTGA